TCTTGGCCATTTTATTCTAAACTCTGTGTTATCTTCAACATCTGCTTCCATTAATTGTAATCGAGTATGATGTTGGTTTTGTGTTTCAATCAAACCAAAATAAGCCCAGGTGCCGATTGCAACAAGGCCGATCAAACTGGCAACCGTCTTCATAGGCATCTGCACGGAAGCCTCCTCAGATATAGTGAGCGGTTTTTTTATTGACATGACAAACACTCGTCAGAATCTGAATCTAATTCCGCTAATGCTTCTTCTTTACAATCTTGACTACAGAAAATGTCTAGGTCGTCTTTTGGTTGAAATTCTTGTTCGCATTTTTTACAATTCTTCATTTTTTTCTCCCTCGTTTTTTATTTAATAAGTTTATTCGTTTATGCCATATCCATGTAGAAAAGTTTATAGCATATTCTTCTAATTTTGAAAAAACTTTATCAATAAAAGCAAAAAAATTATATAACCATTTATCTATCATTTTTCTGCAACTTTACCTTTGTTTGGTCCTTCTTTAATTACATATTTTTGTGTACCATGTGCGCCAGTTTCAACTTCTTTTTTTAAATTTTTAAATAAAATTTTTTCTTTTTCTTTTTGTTCTTTGTTTTTTAAGAATGATTCAATAGTTTTTGTATCTCTCATTTGTCCTCCTTTGATTCTATTTCATAGAACATTTTGTCAGAATCTTCTGTAACCCAGTCCGAACCTTCACAATCCCAGACTGTGTTTTGTACTTTATAGTCAGGCCAGCTGTTATCAGTAGTGTATGAATTAACATGCCACAGAATGCGATTATTAGGCTGAGCTGCATAATTCCCGTTATCAAGAGCCAGTATATGTGCACACTTGTGTTCTTGAGGAATTTCAGAATGTTCTGTATTGAGTATATTAGTCTCTGGATGTGCCCAGTCAACCGTAAAAAGATATTGCCCATGATAAAATTTTTTATCTTTTCCTAAGTATTTACCGTCTACACCAGCCAACCAATCAAAGCAATGCACAGAAGGCCAATAACTAAAACAGTTCCACAACTGTAACTGGTCGACTGACATATCCGGCACTTCGGATCTAGAAAGATGTTTTTGGAAAAACGCTGATATAGGCAACCTCCAATAGCACGCACCATTGGGTAGCATGATATTAAATAAGAGCGCACGACCTGAAATAGAGACAAGACCAAAGATAACGCAGTCACTAAACTCTCCCTGATGTTCTTTAAAATCATAAAGATACTCCTTCCTTATTTTGCAATAGATTGGAGGAATATTTGCGTTTAAATATGCCATAATATTTACCCATGTATTTCACCCCAAGTATTGCCATATTCATAATCAACTTTATTTGGGACAGCTAGTTTAACAGCATTCTCCATAATCTCAATAATTTTTTTAGCCTGTTCTTCTGACTCTATTGAAATATCTAGTTCATCATGAATCTGTATATGTGGTATAATACCTTCATTATACAAATCTAACATAGCTTTCTTAGTCATGTCAGCAGCAGATCCCTGGATTAGTTTATTTAAAGCTTTGTAGGTAAATGCTCTTTTTATTCTTCCTCGTCCATAAGTTCTTTCAGCTTCTTCTAAACTCATAGGAGTATGCATACCAAAAGTATTTGGTTCCCATTTATTAAATCTACATCTACGACCTAATAAAGTTCCTATTGATCCTGAGAACTGAGCTTGAGTTGATGTCATAGTCATCAAATCTTTTACGAATGGAACATTCTCATGGTATTGATTAAATAAATTTTCTGCTTCTGCTTTAGTTGATAAACCTAATTCAGCTTGAAGTTTAGCTTTACCCATACCATAGAACAAACCTAAGTTAATTGTTTTGGCTTGTGATCTAGATATACCTGCCATGTCTGCAACAGTCTGGTGGAAGTCTACAGAATTACTTTCAAATTTTTTAACTATATCAGAAACAGAATCATCATACATAATTGGATCTGTTGTTGCTGCATAGTGTACCACTAGTCTTGGCTCTTGTTGTGAATAATCAAAACAACCCCAGGTACAATTTTCTTCTGGTATAAATAAACCTCTAATCATAGGACCTAAATCTTTATTTCTTGCAGGAATCTGTTGTAGATTAGGATTACTATAACTAAATCGTCCTGTTACTGTTCCACCTTGATCGGATCGTATTGGATTTATGTCTGCATGAATTCTACCTTTGTGTGCATGTTTTAAAATTGTATCAATAAAAGTTGTATGTGCTTTATTAATTTCTCTTGCTTTTGCAATCTTTTGTACTAAAGGATGTTGGTGTTCTGCTAAAAAATTTTTAGTGAATGATGGAGCTTTTATTTTAGGTGATACTTCGTAGTGTAATTTTAATTTGTCAAAGACTTGTGCAATACTTCTTGCAGCCCATATCTGTGGCTCAATACCTGTCTCTCTTTTTACATCTAGCAGCAATGCTTGCTCTTGTTGTGTTAACTGTTTCTTTAGTTGATGAGCTTTTTCAACATCTACTCTTACCCCTTTAAATTTCATATCAATCAAACAAGGAAATAAATTTGTCTCAAGATCAAATATTTCAGATAAGTTTTGTTTTCTTATTTCTGCAGATAAAATTTTAAATAGTTGTAAAGTTAATTCAGCGTCTTTTTCTGCATAAGCACCTACATACATTGCAGGAAGTTTATACATTTCAGATTTAGCATCTACACCAGCAGCTTCTGCTGCTTCTTTTAATCCTTTTTCATCTTTAACTTCTCTTAAATATTCATATGCAATACTATTTAATGTGTATGATAATCTATTTTCATCAATCAATGATGCCATAACCATTGTATCAATAATATATCCATTTATTTTTATGCCATATGATCTTAACCAACAAACATCGTACATTGCATTATGAAATATTTTTACAGCATCAGTTGCACAAACTTCTTTTATCCAGTCAATGACTATTCTTTTATCTAAATTACCATCTCTATGTCCTATTGGATAATAACCAGACCAACCATCAACAGCTACAGCAAAACCTATAATTTCACCTTCACCAATAACTGCACCGGATCCTCTTGATTTTAAATTTGGATCTTTTGTTTCTAAGTCAATTGCAATATACTTTGCATTTTTTAAATCTGGAAAAGATTCTGGACATGTCCATTCTGTTGCTGCTGTAAAAATCATATCAAATCAAATAAATAAATTGTCATTAATGAATAAAAAAATAAATCATGCACTGCAAATAAATTCATTTCTTTTTACTCATGTCTTTCATCTTTTTAATTTCTAATTCACAATAGTGAATAATTTTCTCCAAGTCTTGTATACCATTTTTATTCATATATCTACACACGTACTTAATTACATTTCCTTGAAAGAATGAAAGATCATTCTTCGATATAAATTCATATGGTTGAATGTGAAAGTCTTTGTAATGACTCCCGCCTATCTGTTTATCTTGTGGAAATGCATTATCAAACATGCCTTTATTTGTCATATTATTTCTTCTCCTATGTTGTATTGATATTCATAACCTTGATTCATTATGAATAAGTTTTCTTTCGCTCTTGTCACACCAACAAAAAATAATCTATGTTCAGTGTCTTTATTTACTTGAGCTGCGTTGTAAATAATTCTTTCTAAATCTGTAAATAAAATAACATTCTCTGCTTCTTCACCTTTAACTGCATGTATCGTAGACAGTTTTATTCTTGCCGGTTTACCTAGATCCTCGCCGCTCGCCACTAGTTCCTGGATATAATCTTTTTGGTAATCTTTAAAATTTAATACAGACCAGTCACCATGAGCATTGAGTCCATGATCCATTCTAAGTTCATCCATGTCAATAGAATCTACAGATGCTAGAGACTTGCCACTAGAGAATCCGTATTTTACATCTCCATTTTCATATTTTAAATATTCATAAATGTTTCTTGCTTCATCGCCGGATATGTTTGCACCTTTATTTAATCTATTCCAATCATTAATTGCTTTAATGACTTCAATGGGCAACAGATCATTAAATTTACAATCAAATCTATAACCAGTTTCTTGTAGTATGGGCACCAGATTTTTCATCTGTTCATTGGTTCTAGTTAAAATCATCCATTGACCTTTACTAAAATCAATATCTTCAAATTCTAAATTATCTATAACTTTACCTTTTGCATCTCTTGGTTCCCATTGTTTAATTCTTCTTTCATCAATGTTATCTAAAATAGACAATGCAACTTTGTGCACTTCTTTTGGAACTCTTCTAGATACAATCTGTGGATCCATTACCCCTTTTAAATTTATAAAAGTCTTAGGGTCTGCCCCTTGAAATGAATAGATAGCCTGATCGTCATCCCCTGCAATGTATGATCTTTTACAACAGGACTCTATGTAAAAGAACATTTCCCACTGCAAGGGATTCAGATCTTGGGCTTCATCGAGAAAAACGGCGTCGAGGGAGGGACATAGATTTTTCTCAACAAACTTGGAAATCATGTCTGAAAATTCATACATGGTGTAATCTTTTTTATAATCATTTATGTCTTGATTAATTTGTTCTAATAATGGAATACTTATAAAGTCTATTAAATCTAGTTCTATTGCTGCATCTTGTAGGTCATCTATTTTTCTAGATCGAGCATATTCTATAATTTTCATGTATTGATTTTTATATTCATTAAAACCATTTTCATGTTGTACAGTTTCAAAATGTAAATCAGTATGACCATATTTATTTTTAAATGCATTCCAGTTATTATCTTTTAATAATTGTGATTTAGTATCTATACCCAATCTTTTTGTACCCATAGAGTGCATGGTACAAATCCAATCAAATTCATATGTTGGATATTCTTTTTGTATTCTATCTCTTGCTTCATCAGCCGCTGCATTACTAAAAGTAATGTAACAAATTTTTTTAGAATTTGTTTTTCTTTCTATTAATTCATTTTGTAAATGTTTATGTATCAACGTATGTGTTTTTCCTGTTCCTGGTGGTCCTGCTATAATTGTTCTCATTCGAATGGTGCCGGTTCTTTCTTAGTTCTTATTGGTGTATATTTTTCTATATCTATTTTTTCTACCATCCAAATTTTATGTTGCTTATCTTTAATTCTAATGGTGTCAGTTTTTGCTTTAAATAAATTTTCTAACAATCGTATTGTTTTATTTTTATTGTAAGTTTTTTCTGGCCAGGTTTTACCTCTTAATATAAAACTCCAAAAGTCTTTGAATTTAAAATAACTTACACCCTTTTCTGTGTATGGTTTTCTTTTCAATATATCTTCCATAGTTTTACCATCACGACTAACAAACTCTGTAAGTAATTCTTTTAACTGGACATCGACTTTAGTATCGTCCGGCGCTTCAAGTGTACTCATGTTTTTCATTAATGATGCGAGTTGTTTTCTCCAAACAAGTTTAGCAACTGGAATTAAAGGTGTTCCAAGTTCTGTCATACAGGCAATACTAAATTTTTCATGATCATGTAAAGTTGGTGCATCAACTTCAATATTGTCTCCATTAATATCAACAAAAAATATAGGTGGATCAGATTCATACTTTCTTATGGATTCAATTGCAGGCATTCTAACATCACCACCTTTTCCATATTGTTTTGTATAACAAAGTGCTTCATTACAAAAATTACAAATAGGTTTATCTTTACATCTAAAATCGTAATCTTTTTTATCAACTT